ATAAGATCGTTATCCATTGCTTCAACTTTTTCTTTATGCTGTTGAGCATAATATTCTTGTCGTTGTTGCGCGATCTCTTCTGGTACCCTAGCGAGCACTAGGCCGCCAACACCGATCACTCCCTTGTATTTGCCGTCTTCTACTATTGGATAGTCTGAATCTGGGTATTCATCAGATCTAACTAATTCATATCCAGATCTTATTCTTCCAGATACATTTTTTGTATCATGAAATCCAACGCTCTCGGCTCTTATCCATCTGTGCCTAAAACCTGTAGGCGCAGGGGGTGCATCTAATGCTGATGGTGGAGTCCAAACTTTTTTTCGAGTTTCCTTTT